AGAACCGCCACCAGTGTTTGAGCCGCGACCGCTAATGCCGTTATAGCCCTGCACGGGTGAGGCTGTGCGCGTTCCTGCTGCACCGCTCATGGATGCACCACCACCGCTGGAGCCGCCGTTACCGCCGCCAGCAATAACTAGGTACTCAACCGAAAGCGAAGTCTTTGCTGTACCAAGTGCGTTTGGATTACCCCAAGTTCCCACTCGTGTAGAAACACGTGACCGTATAGCGCGACTCATGCGACCACCAAACTTCCACTGCTGGTGAAAGTATGAATCGTATAACCATTAGCGTACGTCACTGTGCCACCAGTAATTGAAAGCACCGTTCCAAAAATGTTCGGGTAGCGAACAATCACAACACCAGAACCGCCAGCGGCAGCCACGTTCCTAGTTGAGTTAGCGCCGCTACCACCACCACCGCCACCACCAGTGTTCGCTGTACCAGCAGAAGCGTTCGTGTCATTGACTCGGCTGGCACTAGCACCGCCGCCACCATTACCGCCGCTAGAACCGCCATCGGAACCGCCAGCACCACCACCACCACGAGTCACCGACGAACCAGTAATGCTGTTCGCCAAACCGTTACCACCATCCGCGCTATTTGCCGCAACGCCAGCACCACCACCGCCGCCACCAGTGTTTGAGCCGCGACCGCTAATGCCGTTATAGCCCTGCACGGGTGAGGCTGTGCGCGTTCCTGCTGCACCGCTCATGGATGCACCACCACCGCTGGAGCCGCCGTTACCGCCGCCACTATTGTCTCCGCCGCCGCCTCCGCCGCCACCAGTTGCGGTAATTGTGCTAAAAACGCTGTTGCTGCCGTTACTACCACCGTTTTGGTGACCGCCTGCGGAGCCACCACCGCCAACAGTAACCGTGTATGTCCCAGCCGCAAGAGTCAATATGCTTTCTGCTGCACCACCACCACCAGTTGTTGCATCAGCCACGCTGGTGCGATAGCCACCAGCACCTCCACCACCGCCACCACGATAGTCGCCGTTCTGGTTGTGACCACCACCGCCACCACCGCCAGCGATAACCAGATACTCAACCTGCACAGCCGTCGGCTTGTTCAGCCAGTTAGCAGTATATTCGCTAACGCGTTCTCGTTGTCCCCAACGTAGCATCTGACTGCTACCTCAGGAAATACGGTTTACGTAACCGCCGATAGAAATTACGTTCGCGGTTGCCGCGAACGCACGAACGTTATTTGCTGCTGAACCAGTACCAGTCAAAACAAATCCTGGGACTACAAGAACCAAACCAGATTCTGCAGCAATCGTCAATTCAATCAAATCATCAGGTGCTGTGGTATTACCAAATTCAATCGTCAATTTACGAGCCGTGGTGTCAGAGTTTACTGCGTACAACCACACCTCGTCAATAATTGACGAAGAAGTGCCAGTCGCATGAATCAACGTGCCAGCGGTAGCGGTCGCAGCGACCTTTATCATCCTACCGTTCGTTGAACCCGAAAGAAGGGTCTTTGCAAAAGTTGCCATAATTACTCCTAACTACAGGTTTCTTGTTCCCCACTCGGCGAGTTGAGAACGATACTTCTCCGCTAATTGCGCCACCCGTTCCTGAATTTCAGCATTCCGCTGCCGTTGAGCCGTATGCCCTCCAATATGTTGAACATACAACATCTTAGGAATATGAACCGCCCTAGTAGCCAAAGCCGTTCGCACACACAGGTCATAATCGTCAGCGACCCCGAGGGCGGGGTCGTGCCCACCAACCTCACGGTATGTCCCCGCTCGCCAAGCCCGAACATGATTCGGCGCGGACACAATATGACTGAGAGTGGTGACGTTCAACGGCGGGGCACCCATCACCCACACACCATTCTCCCAATAGTGACGCCCGTAACCAAACGCCCACCCATCAGGATATTTACCTGATTCCCCGTTGGGAAGAATCTCACACCAATCCGAATACACAAACCCGACCTCAGGATTCCTAAAGGCATCATGGACAAGTTGCAAACAGTCTGGTGTCAGTTCATCATCATGGTCCAACTCAACCAATATGTCGCCTTCGGCGACCATAAACGCACGCCGCTTCACAGCACCAATAGAACCACAATGAACATGGCTTCGGTGAGCCATAATCCTGAAACGTTCATCCGACGCAAAACCATATAACTGGTTCCAGACATCAGTTTTGGTTGAGTCATCCCATACAACCCATTCCCAATCCTTGTAGGTTTGCGCCTTCAGGCTCGCCCACGTTCTAGCAAGAATATGTGGTGGGGTGTTGTATGTCGTTGTGACGACACTAATCATTTACGAGAATACCTGCATTGCTATAACGGCTCCATCATCCTCGTACGCTATGCTACCAGTTGCACCTTGTGCACCTTGTGGTCCTTGTGCACCCTGAGCACCAGTAGCACCCTGCGGTCCCTGTGGTCCAGCGGCTCCTTGCGGACCAGTCGCACCCTGAGGACCAATGTCTCCCTGTGGACCTTGAGGACCTTGTGTGCCAACCGTACCATTTACACCTTGTGGTCCCTGAGGTCCCTGCGCACCTTGTGCGCCCTGAGGTCCTTGTGGACCAACCATACTTGCATCAGAACCCTGTGGACCTTGCGCACCTTGCGCACCCTGTGGTCCCTGAGCACCAGTATTTCCCTGCGAACCTTGAGGACCTACGTCACCCTGAGGACCTTGCGGACCTGTCGCCCCTTGAGAACCAGTTGCACCTTGTGCGCCTTGTGCACCAGTTGCCCCCTGAGGACCTGTGTCACCTTGAGGACCCTGAGGACCAGTGGCGCCTTGCGGACCTTGTGCACCTGTTGAACCTTGGGCGCCTTGGGCGCCTTGAGGACCAGTGTCGCCCTGCGGTCCTTGAGGACCTGCAACAGTGCTAGCAGCACCTTGTGGTCCCTGAGCACCTTGAGGACCTTGAGCACCAGTATCACCTTGTGGACCAGCAACCGTGCTAGCCGCACCTTGAGCGCCTTGGGGACCAGTTGCACCTTGAGAACCTTGAGCGCCCTGAGAACCAGTAGCGCCCTGAGGACCAGTCCCACCTTGAGCGCCAGTAACACCCTGCGGACCTTGAGAACCCTGCGGACCCTGTGTACCTTGAGGTCCCTGCGGACCGATGTTACCCGCTTGAACAATCGTCAGCGATTCATCCGCACGAACAGTTACATTATAGGAAGCCATTATCGGGTCACATCAGCCAACACATTGACCGCCCCAGCAAGAATCGTAGTCACAACAGAACCGTTCGTTTCCTCAAAATCCCAAAAATTTGGACCAACAACCAACCCAGCCGAATCAGTCGCAGACAACACACACGTAATCTGACCAGCCGCAGCATTAGTCACGTTGCACGTAAACGACGCCGCAACAGAACCAGACTCCTTCGTTTGACGAATCTGCGCACGATACGTACGACCAGCAACATTTATTGGCGTAGAACCATCCGATGTCATATTCACAATGACAGTCTCAGTATCACCACGAACAAGCGTCAAATTTTGTGTCGCAGGTTTCGCCATCCGTCCTAGTCCTAGTCTTGGTCTTTTCTAAACTTTACAGGCTGCTGGTTTTCGGTTTCGCACTCTGGGCACAACCCACGAGTCGCCTCAGGCGGATACTCGCACCCGCACTCAGCGCACTCAACCAAAGCACTCACTATAGGTCGTTCGGTTCCTTGGCGGACCGCTCCAATCTCAGGGCTTGCGCCTCAGCAGCAATCAACGCATCCAACTCCGCATCAGACAACTCCGCCAACGTCTGTTTGTGTTCAACCTTGATTTGCGTAGGAGCAAACCGATTCGTCGCCTGAAGGTACAGTTGCGCCGCTTTGTTGTCCCCGCCTAAAGCAGCCTCGTACAAAGAATCCAAAATGCGTTGGGTTCGCTCAGGCGAACCCTGAAGGTCATTGACACGTTTCTCCCACTCAGCCTTGAACGCAGGTTTCTTCTCCCAACGACGCAACGTGGTCACGTCCACGCTGTTCTCCTTGGCGTACTTCTCCTTAGAGGAAGGTTCCCTGAGTTGGGCAGGTAAACACAGCCACTGCAAATATTTTTCTTGACGCGGGTCCAAAACGTTATCGGTATCCATCACCCACCAGCCGTGTTGTTCC